TTGCAGTTCTTGCAATCCTGATTACTGCTCCGCTTGGTGCAATTGGAATTGATATGACAAGTCAAAAAGTTCTGAAAAGGGAGGAAATTTGAAAAAGGTAAAATTCAATGAGATAATGAAATTAAATCCACAGCATATATTCCTCTTGGTGATGGAATTCATAAACTGTCAGGTGAAGTCTGTAAAGGTGATACCTTCTCACTGTTGATATTCAATCTTCATTTGGAAAAACAGACAGATTAAGCATCATCAATGTAAGCTTTTTTCAAAAAGCAGAGTTTTTAATTGGAATTTATATGGAATAAATCCATTACACATTCAAAGCGTTTCTTGTCAGGCGGTAAATTTCAAGCCTTGACTGTGCCTTTGGAGAATTGTTTGTCTGGTGAATCGTTTTGCTGTTGTCGGTCGAATAATAATTATTAACGACTGCCGCAGGCTGTGTTTCGCCACGGAGCAGAGCAGCACTGTTATTTAATGTATAGTTGAGGTCGCTGTCCAGTGTGAGTGTCATTGCATCAGCAACACCCTTGACGGCTTTTTCTACGACTTTCTGATTCTGTTTGATACCCTTTGCCAGACCTTCCATAAAGTCAGGCATCCACTCTTCAAAACTTGCCAGAGGTCCTTTGTCCGGCACGGAAAAGTGCAGATATTCGCTGATTGCATTTGCTACATCAGCGGCAGCATTGACCACGTCCCAGTACATCCAGTTGATACCGTTGACAAGATTTTCCATCAAATCTTTTCCCCACCACCATGAGGAATTGACTTTGTCCATGATTCTGTTTTGAACCTCGTTCATGGCATCATGAACTTTGTTATTCGCTGACCAGTAAAGAGAATCAATGCCATTCGCCAGATTCTGCATGAAATCATGACCCCAGCCCCATGAAGAATTAACTTTCTCAATCACTCTGTCCTGCACTGCATTCATCGCATCACGGACAGTATCGTGAACTGCCCAAACTCTGTCCCAGATGCCGTTTTTCATATTTTCCCAGATTTCAAGAACAGAATTTTTAATGGAATGATTGATATTTATGATAGTACTTTTTGAATCGTTCCAAGAGGAAGAAATATCATTTTTCACAGCATTCAAAATTTCAGAAATCGTCCTTCTGAGACTGTCCCATGTGCTTTTATTTTCACTTTTGATGAAGTTATAAGTTGTTGTAATGAAAGACTGCACTGCTTTCAGAACTTCCGTAATATTGGACTGCACAGTTTTCAGCGATTTTAAGGTGATATTTGAAATATCATTCATACTGGAATTGACAGCGGAATAAATGACTTTCAGTGTTTTGTCCGTCAAATTTTGCAAAGTATTCAGCACAGAATTCAAATTTTTCTGAATTGATGACAGATTCTTAGAAATTGTATCAGTAACAGAGTTCCAAGTGCTGTTTGTCAAAGAATTTATAGCCACCCATACGGAATTTACATTGTTTTGAACAGCATTTAAACTCTGTGAAATTGCTGTAAAAATACCACTCCACACAGTTGAAGTCTGCGAAGAAATATTATTCTGTGCAGATGTGATAATATTGCCGACTGCATTCCAGACAGAAGTTGCTGTGTTTGGCACAGATGCCGTAAACTTTCGGAGCTTCCATCAGAAGCGGAACGTTTCCTCCGCCTGTACCGCACCTTGAAGTCAAAGTCTGACAAATATTATCATCAGAAATTTTGATACGGCTGTCCGCTGGGTGATTTTCAAGTGTGATAGCCGCAGGAACAATTCCTGCTCTTAAAGTAGGAGATTTTTCCGATTCATAGCCGATACTTCTGGATTTTGCAGAATGTTCCGTGCAGAATCCTGCTGATTCCAACACGCACGGCGGGTGATGTGCTTCCGCACGGAGCGTAGCCGTTTTATTGTTCAGAATGTCTATTCGTTCTCCGCCCTGGTCGCACAGACAGATATTTTCGCCTGCTGTTCGAGTGCTTTTTTCAGCACGGCAGGCAGTTCCTTGCCACGCTCTGAGGCTCTCCGCAGAATACCCAGACAAGCCTTCCGACTCAAATAATATGCTTCCGGCACGTTGTCCATTAAAATCTGCGACAAGGTAGATTCGTTTTCTTCGTTGGGGAACGCCCCAATATTGTGCGTCCAGCATTCGCCATGCGACAGAGAAATTTTCTCCCAATATTTCGCCTGATTTTGTCCATTTGTCCGGAGGTCGAGGAATAAGTACATCTGCATTTTTGACTTGACAGATTTTTTCAAGAACGGTGCGGAAATCCTCTCCGCTGTTGGAGGAATATGCACCCTCAACATTTTCCCACACGATAAATCTTGGATATTTGCCATTTGTCGCACACCTCATTTCTTTGATGATTCTGACCGCTTCATGAAAAAGCCCTGAACGTGAGCCAGCAAGACCGTTACGCTTCCCAGCAATTGACATATCCTGACACGGACTTCCAAATGTGACAATATCCACAGGCGGAAGTTCTGCACCGTTCAGCTTGCTGACATCACCGAAATGTTGTACATCAGGCAATCGGTTATGCGTGACAAGAATTGGATACGGTTCAATTTCGGAATTCCAGACAGGTATAATTCCTGCCAAAATTCCGGCAAGTTCAAATCCGCCTGAGCCGGAGAACAGGCTACCCAGTGTTAAGTTTTTCATGTCTGTCCTCCTCATTCTCAAATTTGTCGGTTTCATTATTAACGATTTTCTGCTGTGTGCTTAATTCCTGAATCCTGCGGTTAATGTACCAGATTGCTTTTTGCAAGTCAAGAATTTCAGTTTCCTTGCTCTTTTTTCCAGAACGGGAAATGTATTTGATGGCATTTCCCAGACAATAGCCAAAATTTTTGTCTTCGATAAATTCAATTACTTCTATTTTTCCGTCAGCATAGTAGCTTGGGTGATTGACATTATCCATTTTCGTTACCTCTCATTTTCTAAATCAGCTGTTGACTCTGTCTTCCTGAAAAGCCATATCCTCTTCGGTAGGTGTATATACCTCCGTGCAGGGAAGTTTTTCTCCGTTCCGGATAACATACACATCGTCCGTACTCTGCACTGCGGCAATGTATCTGCGGACAATGGCAGAAGCATATTTCGGGTCAAGCTCCGTAGTACAGCAGATACGATTGAGCCGTTCTGCTGCCATGAGTGTTGTGCCTGAACCTCCGAATACATCAAGAACGATGCCGTTTTCCTGCGAAGATAATCCCATCGGATAGGCAATCAGCGGAATGGTTTTCATAGTTGGGTGCAGTTCTGATTTCTTTGGTCTCGGAAACTCCCAGACAGTAGTTTGTTTGCGGTCTCCATAGAATTTATGTTTTGCAGTATCCTTGAAAGCATAAATTACAGGCTCATGACGCATCTGAAAATCCATGCGCCCAATGACCAGCGTATCTTTTACCCAGATGCAGGTCGTGGAATAATGAAATCCAGCATTGACCGTGGCATTAAAAAAGTTACATTTTTCTGCATCTGAATGAAAGCAGTAAAACGCACCGCCGTCAGCAAGGTTGGCATAGATATTTTTGAATGCATCAAGCAGGAACTGATAAAATTTTTCAGAATCTGACCAGCTGTCATTCTGAATCGTCATGCCTGTGCCGCCTTTGTAGGCACAATTGTAAGGCGGGTCAGTAATGCAGATATTCGCCTTTTTTCCGTCAAGAACAGTACGGACATCTTCCGGCTTGGTGGCATCTCCGCAGAGCAGCCTGTGTCTGCCGAGCAGCCACAAATCGCCTGTCTGAACGAATGCTTCCTTTTCGAGTTCCTTGTCTACATCAAAACCATCATCTTCTGCTTCTTCATCAGATGAAAATAAATCAGCAAGCTCTTTTTCATCAAATCCTGTCAGACCTAAGTCAAAGCCGAGATTTTGCAGTTCTTCCATTTCGACTGCTAACAGCTCGTTATCCCAGCCGGCATCAAGAGCCATTCGGTTATCCGCCAGTATATAGGCTTTTTTCTGTGCTTCTGTCAGATAATCCACATAGACACACGGCACTTGCTGAATGCCTTCTTCCTTGGCAGCGGCAATTCTGCCGTGACCTGCAATGACATTGTATTCCTTGTCAATAATTACAGGATTGACAAAACCGAACTCACGGAGAGAAGAGCGTAATTTTTGAATTTGTTCCTTGCTGTGTGTTCTGGCATTGTTCACATAGGGAATCAGTTTATTGATATCCACAAGTTCAAAATCGGTAGTCGTTTTAGTCATACAGCTTCACCCTGCCTATCATTTTCTGAAACTGCCGTTCTGCACCGTCAATATCTCCTGAAACGGCTTGTTTCCGTAGTATCTGAAACTGGTGTGCTGTCAGCATATTCAGTTTTTTGTAGAATTTAAATTTATGAATCATTTCTTTCAATGTGTACATTTTTTATCTCCCGTTCTTCCTGTGTAAAATTCTTTGCAGACCTTTTCTTGCATCCATGACATTCCCTTTGACTGCCTGACCCTTTAAAGTGCGGTACTGCTGTTTTGTCAGGTATGGTTTTCCGTCTTTGAGTTCTCTCCAAAAGACATAATCTGTATTTGATTTCATAATTTCCTCACTTTCTGTTCCGGAGGAGCTGTTCCATCAGGTCGTCCTGCGGATTTCCCTGAAATTCTTTGGAGCAGTTCTCACGGACAATTGTAAAAATCTGATTCCAGCAGATATTTGCCTGTTTCAGATATGACTGACTCATTGCAACGTAAGGCGATGCAATCGGAGCAGAAGTTGTCGGGTGTTTCGCAATATAGCCTGTTTTTGAAATTACCTCCTCGCAGTGAATCCACCTCGAAACGGTCATGGCATACTGCTCTATCAGGTATTCGCTGACAAGTTCCGCACAGCCACGGGCTTTGAGCCATTCGTAGACATTTTTATAAACCTCTTCCGCATACAGCTTTGTACCGTCACGCTGAATCATGGTCATGAATTCTTTCACCGGAGGAATCTCAGCAGCTTTCAGTTCCGCAGGCTGCATCATGACTTCGGCACGTTTTCCTTCGCTGATTTTTTCGGTCAGAGCCTTTCGTGGTCTGCCTGCACCGGGTCTTGCACCGCCACGGTTTGTACCGTCCTTTGCCACGTTTGAATTCCTCCTCTCTTTGAATTTTTTGGATAAAATATCAAATCTCTGCGTAATATCACAGAGGCACAAAAAAAGTATAAATTTTCCGCAAACATCGAAAAAATTTATACTTTCAGAAAATTTAATTTAATAGGTCAATAGGCCGTTTGAATACCGATTTTTCTGTAAAACTTTGGACCCCGGTCTTTCCGAGATTTGATTTTAGAGATAATCAATCCCCCCCGGCGGTTATGGTTCAAAAGAATCCCCATCAATAGCGGTATTCCGGAGTGCTGTCCTCATTGCCAGTCTTGCGGTCATGACATGATTTGCAGAGTGCCTGCCAGTTTGATTCGCTCCACATCAGTTCATAATTGCCACGATGAGGAACTCGATGGTCAACCACAGTCGCCTGAACGTACCTGCCTTTGGCTAAACACATCACGCACAGCGGATGCTTACGCAGATAGGCTTTGCTGACACGCTGCCACTTGCTGCCGTAGCCACGCCTGAATGCTGATGCTCTGTCAGGATGCAAATGTTTATGCTGTTCGCAGTACAAGCCGTCAGTCAGGTTAGGACAGCCTGGGTGCTTCATCCAGTTTTCAATGCCGAGGGGCATAATGCAAAGTTCCGTCATGGAATCCTGATAGACAGCATTCAGCTTTTGAATAAATTTATCGGAGTCTAAAATTCGTTTTATCATATGTTTAGTCCTTTCATAACTAAACCCACCCACAGCATACACTGCAAACGCCCGCCCGTCTGTTCATTTAATCGAGAAAATCGTCATTGTCATCATCAAAATCAGCAAAGTCATCTTCTGCACGGGTGTGACCGTCAAGAGGTTCTCCGTTGCGGATTTTCTGAAGATTGTTCAGTCCCACAGCAATTCCACGGTTTCCGTTGCTGTTGAAAGCATAGAATGTAATGGAGGCTCTGCCGTAGCATCCGCTGTAAACTTCACTGCGGTCCATAATCGGCTTGCAGTTTGCATCCACGATACCGGGCGGATTTGTGGCATTCGCATTCAGAAAATAGCTGTTTGCATAGGCTTCATCGTCCGGGCGTTCTACATCACCGTCTCTGAGAGGCGTTTTAATTGCCGAAAGCGGAGGGACACTTCTGCCGTTGCCTCTGAGTTTAGCTGCCCCGTTTTCATGAGCAGCCGCAGTAGCGGCATTGACTGCATCTATTGTTTCTTTATCGGTCTTGGGAATAATAAGGGAAATGCTGTATCTTTCCGGACCGTTGTTCAGAGATTTGGGTTCCCAGACGTTGACATAAGACCAGCGTGTTTCAGGTCCTGTGATGACCTTAGTCGGGTTTTTCAGTTTTTTTGCCATGTTAATTTTCCTCCTTGAAATCATTTTCAGCACTGTTCCATTCCGGACGCTTGTCCGATTCAGGAACGAGTGTCGGTTTGCCTTGTGGTTTGTAAATCAAGCCACTGAGCAGTTCGTTAAATTTAGTTTTGCCGAGCAGTTTCGTCATTGCCGTAATGCCGAGAACTTTATGCTCGTATGGGTCTGCACCGGTTTTTTTGACTGCTTCTGCTACGGCATTTTCATCTGTATATTTTCGGTTGGATTTACCCTCGATAAGCTTCCAGCCTGTCCAGCGTTTTCCTGCAAGAGCCTGAGAAAGAGCATAATCCTTGATGTCATTCACCCATGAAGTCAGTTTATCGGCTTTTTCAAGAATTATCGTAATTTCGGTATCTTCGAGTTCCGCAGGCACTGCAAAATCGTACTGTGCCAGCATCAGGTTGTATTCCGCACGTTTCCGGCAGGTGGCTTTCACCTTGCAGAAACGGCAGTGTTCACCGACCTGAAATTCGCCTTTTCCCTCAGCAGCAAGTGCGGCTGTTGGTTTCAGTGTATTTTCCGCCCAGTCAAGCAGTTTTTCAACAGAAATGGTGTATTCGCTGACATTCTCCATTCTCGGCTGGAAGATAACCATTCTGATTTCCCTGAAATCGTACAGAATGCCGAACATATCCAACGCACCAAGGGCATACAGCATCATCTGGGAGTTGTTTTCAGCCGATACAAGGACATTTTTTCCGTACTTGAAGTCAATCACGGTCAGCACTTCATCGGCAATGATGATGCAGTCGCCTGTGCCGAATCCGTCCGGAACATAAGAAGAAAAATCCAGTCTCTGCTCCACCATGACGGCAGGATTATGATATTTCGCTGTTTCTTCGGTGATGTACTGCAAATAGCTGTCAGTGCATTCTGCCATTTCCGCATCAAAGAAATC